TACAATTGAAATTACGGGTAACAATTTTGAATTGTTGTGCAATGGTCACTTTGTTTATGCCAATACTTGCCTAGAGCAAATTTTTGTAATCTATGGTAGGTTAATGGATGGGATTATGTGCAACTGAAACTGTCGCACTTGCGACAAATTGAAAGGAAACAAATAAAATGTGGGCTTGTGCTGTATTGTTAATATGTTTTGTAGTGGCTTGCATAATCTGCAAATTTCTATATGTACCATATTAGTAACTGAAACTGTCGCACTTGCGACAAAACCAAAGGAATATAAAATGACAAATACATACGAAATTAGATCATTTAATTTAGGTGGAAATTGTTATTCTGTTAAAACATATTCTAGCAAAAAAGTTGCTTTAAACATATTTGACAAAAATGTTTATAATACTGTTAGATGTTCAACTGCATTAAAAGCAAAAGATTTACCAACTAATATTCTTGCTCAAAATATTCAATTAGTCGCAAGAAATGAATCCATGACATGGTTGGAAGAAATTAAGATTTGGAAAGCAACTTAACAATCAGGGGAGCCACGGCTTCCCACCTGTCACTTAGAAAGGAATATAAAATGTATACTAGAGATTGTACCGCCATAGCGGATTTTGCGTCAAAACATCCAGACAATTTTGTACGGGTAGTAACGTTTACGCTTTGTACAATACAAGCTGGCCTGTCGACAGTTAAAATGCAAATGCAAGATGTTGACGTTAACGGTTTAGATAGCAAATATTTGTGGGGTAAAAAGTCTGATGGCTTGGCCTATACAATAGCCAATAAACATTTTTTATGGGGCAAACTAATGGCAATAAAAGAGCGTGGCACTGGCGATGTTGACGCAATTTCTGATGGGATTATGTTGTTGAGAAAAGTGCCTAATCTTGAATTAGTTAAAGCTAGTTTTGTCATGCAAATGTTAGGCTTTGACGTGGCATGTATCGACAGCCATAATTTGACTAGGCTTGGTTTACCACCAAGTGCGGTTAAAATAGGGGCCAAACTAAAACCAGCGACACAATTAAAAAAAGTAAAAGCCTATGTGAAAATGTGTCAAAAGACTAGCAGCCACCATTTATTGCCAAGCCATTGGGCTACTAGTACTGAATATTGGTGGGATAGTTGGTGCGAATATGTAGCAGGCAATAGGGCAAACCGTTTGCTTGATACAGGCGATGTTGTGTCTAAATTTCATGTCGATTGTGTCATCGGCTGAATAAAACTGTCGCACTTGCGACAAAATTAAAGGAATGTAAAATGTTTAATACAAATGAATTGCGCCTAATTGAAGAGGCAATAGAAAACTATGGCTCCCGCTGTAACAATAATGAATGGCGGGAGTTACTTGAAAAGGTGCGCCGTGAAAAATTTGATAGCCAAATAAATCCGTTTGTGGATGAGGACGGCAATAAAATTATTGAATGGCGTCAAGATAGTGGATGGCGTGACGTTTTGGAGGGTAAATAATGAGTGATGGTTTTAAAGATATGCTTAGGTTTGCCGCTGGCATACAAATGCTGATTTGCGTAGCAGCTATAATTTGGTGCGTAGGGAAACTATACTTCGCATGAAATATATATTGAAAAGCGCCACGCCATTTATGCTTAAACTTGTATCAAGTAATGATACGCCTAAACGTTTGACGCATAACAAATTAATAAAAGAATTAATGGAGCGTATGAAAACTACTGCGAAAAACAATGCACTTGACAAGTAATACCTTTAGTTGTATAACAGATATATTAAAGCTGCCTCATTCTGAGCAGTTCGTGCTACGGTCTTGAAAGGATCATGCCATGTTTCGTGTTACAATTCCTTCCGCTTCTGCCCTTCCCGTTTCTTCTCACAATAACCCTACTTGGTTAAATGCGTACTTTGTTACGCCTACCAAATACGGGTATGAAAAGGATGGCTTTGACTATGGCACTCATGCGGAGTATGTACGCTGGGTTGACAGGTACGGTCTGGATGCTAATGGTATGGCTAATGGTTTTGGTGGCAGGCCATCTAAAAGGTAGTTGACCTTATTGGTGGCACTCTATATGAGTGTCACTGAATAAGACCCAACTGAAACTGTCGCACTTGCGACAAAATTAAAAGGACTAGGACAATGTTAGTAGGTAAAAAATCTATGATCACGGGTATTAAATCTGAGATGGATTTAAATGTTTCGGAGAAACAGATAACGCTATGGATGGAAGGTGCGCTTATACAAAACGTAATGCCTCACTTAACCCCTAGTGAGCGTCAGTTTCTTATGACGGGTATGTCACTTGAGGAACAAGCTGGCGTATTCCAAGATGTAATTTATAGAGGTGATGTAGCATGATAAATTTTAATAACATTTTGTTGACACACAAGGGTGTAGATGTCTCTGTTATACAACATAGGGATAAAGACAACCCAATGGACACACAGTATCAAGAGATTGGCATAGGTGAGCCTTCAGTTGATATGCCTATCATAAGGTATGCGTCTACACTGGATGAATTTATTGATGCTTTACAAAAGGCAAGATATAAAATAGAGCAAGGACAGGAGCATGAAAATTAAAGCAACAATAGGTATCGTAAACCCTGTGGCTAGAGCTATGCTGCAAGAACGTAAGTCACCGCAGGTAGTACCACCTAAGAAGGGTGGCAAGGCAAAACGTAACCGTAAAAAGGATAAGTACAATGCAATACGAGATGAAAAGTTTTGTTAAACTAACTAAAAAGAAAACGTCGCAAGTGCGACAGTTTCAACGTAACGATGATTGGAAACGTGAGCGTAAGCTGGCACGTAAAACTAAACAACAGATGCAAAAAAGGGTAGCATAAAATGGCACACTCATTCTTAATATACCAACGGCCTGTGGATGCTGAGTTGCAGGCAGAGTTGAACCATGACATACAATCGCCACGAGCTAAGGCATACTTTAACATAGCTAGGGTAGGCATGGGACACGAGCCAGACACAGCAGTAGCAGAAGCAATAAAGCACGAGCTATACCAGCCCACCATGTTTATGATTGGCATGGGTGACCAAACCCGTGACACTATGGGACATATATTTGACGAAGGTAATGGTTACGGTAATGGTGACCTATCTGTAGAACATATCCGTAAGCACAGCAGCATGTCAGTTGGTGACCTAGTGGTTAACCTACTTGACAATTCCGTACAAGTCTGTATGCCTATGGGATGGTACGAATTATTCGACACTTCACTTAACATAACCCCAGCATAAGGAGAAACATGCTATGACTATCAAGATTAAAATCACAAACCGCCCAGTAGTTAAGACAACTAACCCTGAGTTGTATGTAAAGCATACATATCACATGAAGAAAGCAGTTAGGTATACATACAACTACGCTGTTTTGGACGACTACATAGTCGAGAACTGGGACAGTAAAACTCAAGCACAGATTGCTAGTGACATGAATGAGTATGGCTTTCGTGTGCAGTACCGTAAGCAATTGCTAATAGAAAAAGGTTTGATACAGTCTAAGTGGAAGCGTGATGGACGCACCAAACTTGTCAAAGAATACAAAGTATTAATGACACGAGCTAAAGCAATTCAAAAGAAGTTGGAGGCGTAGGTATGGCAAAGAATACTATGGCAGTAACAGTACCGATTGCGGTGCTAACAGCTACAGTTGAACAGCTACAGTTCATCATAGATGAATGTAAAACTAACCTCGCATTTGGTGATTACCTTGATCCATATGAGGGGGTTGACTCTGTAACGTCAGATGATACAAAGCGTTTAGAGATGATCGTGTCTCTACTACATCAATGCGTAACAAAAAAGGAGAGCATGTAATTACTATGGTTAGAAATAACGGTACGTACACAGTGTATGGTGATGACGGTAAGGTTGTCATCATATCATCAGACAGAGGCTTATGTATTGCATACGCTAAACAACTTAAAGGAGTAATAACGAATGGCTAAAGTAACAGAAGAAACACCACACGAAAAGTGGCAGATGAAACGTGACGCTGCTAATGCAGAGCGTAACGTAAATGCAGACCAGCTATCCGACAATCAACGTAAGGCACTGATGGATGCCTTCATAGCTATTAGGAACGTTGACTACTCATTCCATGAGATGTTTATGGCAGACGTATCTGACATGCTTGCTATTGACAAAGCTGAGTACAAGCTACGCTCAGAGTTTCCACAGCTAACTGAAGAAGCAGTTAGTGATATGACTTGTACATGTGAGGACTAATACAATGAGTGTGATGGCATACGAAGTAATGTTAGAATTAGATGGGGTCAGGACAGTCATCACGTTAGATGATACCTATCCAGCAGTTCGTGATTGGAAAACTGCTACTGAGTTTGCCATCCACATGGCACAGCATGATCACCCTGATGCTCAGATTGAGTTCATGGACTGTGCTGAGTACATACACGAGGAGTATACACAGTATGATTACATACACGAAGCCCCAATCGTATTACAGTAAGGACGATGACCCGTGTGACGATTGGTCAGGCGTTCCAATACCTAAACCACAGAAGGAAGATAAGAAATGAACAAGTACAAAGTAACAGCCACAAGGGATGTGGGATACACCGCTACAATCGAAGCTGAAAACGAAGAAGAGGCTCTTGCAATAGCAAGGGGTGATGAACCTTATGAACCTTATTATGAAAAGACTGATGAGGGTCACTGTTGGACTATCCAATCAATCACCTCAGAAAATATTTGGGAGAGAGTAAATGATTAGTGCAGCGTTGATGTGCCTTGCAATGAACGTCTACCATGAGGCTCGTAGTGAACCTATGGTTGGACAGTATGCAGTAGCACATGTAGTAATAAATAGAGTACAAAGTACTAAGTATCCTAATGAAGTATGTGCAGTAGTGCATCAAGGCTTTCATAAGGGTAAGCACAAGTGTCAGTTTAGCTGGTACTGTGACGGTAAATCAGACAAGGCCCATGAAGAACTTGCTTGGGCTAGGTCACTAATAATAGCTGACAATGTGTTGCGTGGTAAAGTACCTGACGTAACCAAGGGAGCTACCCACTACCATGCAGTGTACGTTAAGCCGTACTGGTCTGCATCACTCAAGAATACTGTGGCTTATGGGTCACACAGATTTTATGAATAGCTTATCGTTACCAGTAAAGAGTAGACAAGAGCTATACAACTATGGCACAGTTGCCATATACTTAAACAAAGGAGAACAGTATGCCGTTTGATATTCCAGAGAACTTAGACTTCGACATTTCATTCGAGGACACACGTATGGCTGACAAGAAGTACGTCATCAACCAAGACACGGGCCAGCCCCTTGGTATTGTTGGTAAATCTTTTCAGTGTGCATCACATGGTGATTTCTTTCGTGGTGTAGTTGACACCGCAACTGAGACACTAAATGCAAATGACCTAGAAGATGCTGACTTCAGCTTCCGTACTGCACGTAATGGTGCATGGGCTATGCTTGACATAACACTGCCTAACGTAAAGTCTATCATTCATACAGATAAGTTTGAGACTTCCATTGGCAATCGTATCGTCAGCTTGCACGGTATTGATGGGTCATGCAGCAACCAAGTATACTTTGGTGCTATTGATTACTTCTGTACCAATGGTTGCATCAGTGGTGATCACGACAAGGTGCGTAAGAAGAACACATCTAACTTCACGATGAATAGTTTTATCTATGAACTGAATCGTGCAAGGACTGACTTCTACCAACATGCAGAACAAATGCAGGTATGGGCGCATACTAGCCTCAAGTATGTAGACGTAAGCACACTGCTTGATGACATGCTTGGGTCTAAGCGTAAGTCTGAGCGTATGTACAGCTTGTACATGAGTGAAGCAGGTGTGCGTGGTCACAATAAGTTTGCACTGTATAGTGCTATGACTAACTATGCCAGCTATGCTGATGAACGTAATGGGTTCAATCTCAAGAACACTGGCAACGACACACAGGCTATGTCTATGTGGTCACGTGAGCAAGAGGTATCTAAGTGGGTATCAGATAAGAAATTTATAGAATTGGAGGCAGCATAATGACTGAACTAAAACAAAAGTTTAATGAGTGGGACATAGAAAATCCACAGGTGTACAATTTATTTAAACGGTTTACCTTTGAGGCACTTGACAAGGGGCATAAAAATCTGTCTGCATGGATGATAGTCAATCGTATACGTTGGGAGACTGCTATCGTTACTACTGGTAATGATTACAAAATAAGTAACGATTTTATTGCGCTGTTTTCTCGTAAATTTATGGAAGATTTTCCAGAGCATGACGGTTTCTTTAGAACTAAATTAATGAAGAGGGCTTAATGGCTAGGCTACCACGATACGTACAGGAAAGGGTGTCACCAGCAGGTGACATCTCTTACCGATTCAACCCACCACAAGTCCTTGTAGATGAGGACGTAGTTATACGAGAGGAGTACGGCAGTGACCTTAAACAAGTGCGACAAATTGTCAGGGTACACAACGCAGCTATTGACACATACCGTGAGGCGCAAGCAAGCATCACACGTATTAAGCCTAGCAGCAAGGTGACTGACTTGATCAACATGTACTATCAATCTAATGATTTCAATATGTTACGTCCTAATACTAAAGTGGATTACAGATACTTCCTTACAATTCTCCACCAGAGTTTAGGTACACGCAAGTATGAACTGGTAACATCGAAGATGGCTAAGGCTACGTATGAGGAATGGGTTAAGCGTGGCATCAGCTTTGCTAATCATGCTGCAACCTGTGCCAGTAGGGTATACAACTACGCTATCAAGATGGAGCATACATATCAGAACCCTTGGTCTAAGATTGAAAGGTATAGTACACCGCAACGTAAGGTAGTGTGGAGACACGAAGATGTAATCAAGTTTCTTGATACAGCATACAGTGACTATGAGTACAGAAGTATCGGCTTGATAGTACAGATGGCATACGAATGGTGTCAGCGTCTAGGCGATATGCGTACACTACAGTGGAGTAACCTTGACCTACAAGGTAGGGTACTTAAGTTGGAACAAAGCAAACGTAGGGCTGACATAGAGCTTCCTATCTCACCTGAGTTAACAGCTATGCTGACTGAACAGTCGGTACAGTTTGGCTTTCAGTCTTACGTAGCACCGCATCCAAGGCCAGTGATGGGTGAGTACCAACCGTATGCAATGGAACGACTGTCGAAGGTAGGGCGTAGGGTAATGAGGCTGGCTAAGTTGCCAGAAGAACTACGACTGATGGACTTACGTAGGACAGGGGTAACACAGATGATTGACAAAGGTGTGCCAATTGGGCAACTAATGTCAGTGACAGGACATAATAATGTGTCTTCTGTGAAACCATACATGAAGCATACATACGATGCTGCAAATAATGCCTTGACACAGAGAAACGTTACTGTACAATCGAGTACTTAACGAGTAACAAAGAAAGTGATATAACATATGAATATAAATAATATTATAAATGATCTATCACTAGTAAGTGGTGAGACAAGACGTATGACTTGTCCATCATGTAATACTAAGAACACATTTACTGTAACCAATAACATGGGTTCTGTTGTATGGAATTGTTACAAGGCTAGTTGTTCACTGTCGGGTGGTACTAACGTATCACTGACAGCGGATGACATACGTAAGTCTCTTGGCTTTGTTGCAGAAGAGACACACGTTGCAACATTCGTTAAGCCTGAGTGGTTGGTGCGAGACTACCGTACAGTAAAAGACTTCTGTGCTGAGTGGGCATTGAACCCACAAGATTTAGGGCTATTGTATGACGTTAGAGAACATCGTGTGGTGTTCCCTGTTATGCATGGTGGAGTTATGGTGGATGCCACAGGCAGATCACTGGGTAAACGTCTACCCAAGTGGAAACGGTATGGAAAAAGTCACTTGCCATACGTGTCTGGTCGTGGTAAAACTGCTGTAGTTGTTGAGGACTGCATAAGTGCCGCAGTTGTGGGCGATAGTGATGTATGTGTTGGGGTAGCAGTGTTGGGTACATCACTATCCATTGGACACAAGGAATACTTATCGCAGTTCTCAACAGCAATAATTGCATTAGACCCCGATGCATTACCTAAGACACTGCAATTTGCTAAAGAATTACGTGGCTATGTAGATACCGTTAAGGTGCTACGACTAACAGACGATCTAAAATACAGAGAGCCAACCGACATGGCTAACCTTTCAACACTAGGAGAATAACACATGGAACTATCCCTTATCCGTAGCCTTATGGACAAACCATTCTATGATGATCACAAGGGCGCACGTTGTCCTGATCGTTTGTTCAGCAAGGATGTACGTAAGATCAAGCAGGCTATTGATGCCGCTATGGATCGTTACGAACGTACTGTAACACCAGCAGAGATTGAGGCATTGTTTATGTCTGAAAACCCTACCCTTACTACAGCACAGAAGCAGGCGTTCAGCCTATTGTTTGTACAAGTTAACAAGCAGGCAGTCATGGGTAGCGACATAGCGCAGGACGTACTGTCTAAGCTATTCCAACAGGTAATAGGTGAGGACATTGCTAACCTTGGATTTGATTACGTCAACGGTAGCAAGACTAGCCTTGATCCACTACGTCAAATGCTTGAGCAGTATTCAGATGACTTCACGCCTAACCTCAAGGTTGAGTGGGAAGACATTGACCTTGATACTATCATAGCTATGACTGACCTTGAGTCACAGTGGACATTCAACATTCCTACGTTGACACGTAAGGTTGAGGGCATCAACGCTGGTCACTTGATTGAGGTAGGCGCACGTCCTAACACTGGTAAGACATCACTACATGCCTCACTTGTAGCTGGGCCTAATGGCTTTGCATGGCAGGGCGCTAGGGTAATTGTCCTATGTAATGAGGAAGGCTACCACCGTGTAGCTCACCGATACATTACTGCCGCAACTGGCATGGACAAACACGAGATTGTTAAGAGCAAGACACAGGCTATGTCTATCTTCAATAAGATACGTGACAAGGTTATGTTCAAGGACGCAACAGGCCGTGACATGAACTGGGTTGAGTCAGTATGCAAGTCGTACAAGCCTGACATAGTTATACTAGACATGGGTGATAAGTTTGCACGTACCGCTGGCTTCTCACGTCCTGATGAGGCACTCAAAGCTAACGCAATACATGCACGTCAGATAGCCAAGCAACAAAACTGCGCCATGTTCTACATGTCTCAGCTATCAGCAGAAGCAGAAGGTAAGGTGATACTTAACCAAGCCATGATGGAAGGTAGTCGTACAGGTAAGGCAGCAGAAGCTGACCTAATGCTGATGAT